CTGCGTTAAGTGTTATTCGGAAGAGAAAGCGGGTATAAACTCTCATAGAGTGGTAGAGAACCATATTTGGGAGCTTGGCACACCATCAGCCATCCAGCCTTCTGTAGGTAAAGAATTCATAGATAATTTAATATCTAAGACTGATAGTGAAGGTTACTTAGATAGTAAACCAATTACTTTTGATTTTAGATTAGGTAATACTTGTAATTTAAAATGTGTAATGTGTGGACCAAAAGATAGTAGTCAATGGGTAAGATTCTCACAAGAGATGAATGAAGTACCAGGTACCAATACCACAAATAAATCCATACGAGATATGTACAAAGGTTTTAAAGAAAAATTTTCATGGGTAGAAAATCAAAGTTTTTGGGATGATCAATTCTTACCGTTATTATCTAATGTTAAACATATGATTATAGCTGGTGGAGAACCATTATTATTAGAACAACATACTCGTTTATTAGAAAGATGTATTGCAGAAGGTTATAGTAAAAATATAACAATAAGATATCACACAAACGGTACTTTAATGTCTCCAAAGACATTAAAGTTGTGGGAGCAATTTAAAGCAATTGATATTTGTATTTCTATGGATAGTTGGGGCGAAAAAAATAACTATATTAGGTACCCAGGTCATTGGGATGATATAAAAGATAATATCGATATGTTAGAACAAACACCTGATAATATTATACCAAGAATTATATCAACTGTAAATGCATACAATGTTTTTTATATGCCTGATTTTGCTGACTGGTTATTAGAACAAAATTATAAAAAACTTTGTATACATAAATCATCTGGTAATGGCGTCTTTACTATTGCTTACGTGCATGGTCCTAGTCATCTTAATTGCAAAGTATTTCCACAAAAGATAAAAGATAAAATAACAAGAAAATATAATGATTGGTTTAAATCTATGGAGCGTGATATTTCAATATATGCCACCAATCATAATGAATGGGGTGAATCTCATGCTGCTAGGTTTGATGAAGTAAGTACAAAAGAATTTGGTTTTGGTGATAATTTACCTGATCAAGTTAAACCTGGTATTATTGATATTAGATCACCTTTTAATAGAAGAAGAGCAGTTGCCAAAGATAAATTAGATAATGTATTTTGTATAAAGGATTTTATGAATAGTGAAGATATGTCCAAACACTGGGCACATACATTACAATATACTAAAAAACTTGATGAAGTTAGAGGTACTAATTTTAAAGATACTTTTCCAGAACTTAGTAAATTAATTAATGAATAAAATTGAAGTAGAAAATTATAATATGATTTTGTGGACTGTTAACGATTACTGTCCATTTCAATGTTGGTACTGCCCTGAGACTACCTGGAGTGGATCTAAAGATACTTATAGTTGGGAAACCACTGAGAAGTTTATTGATAAACTATTTGATCATTTTGGTAAAGGTTATGTTGAGATGTCTGGTGGTGAGCCAACACAATGGCCACACATTTATAAAGTTGCTCGAAAGTTTAAAGATAATCCAAATTGGAATTTAGGTCTAATAACTAATTTAGGAAAAACAGTTGACTTCTATAAGGATTTAGGGGTTAATAACATATTGGCAAGTTATCATCCCAATGTTATTAATACAGATATAAAAAGAGAGTTATGGTTTGATAAAGTTTATGAATTAAAAGATTATGTAATAATGAGTATAGCGTTAATGATGGATCCTAAACACTTTGATCATTGTTTAGATGTTTTAGATATGCTGTATTATCCAAAATTAAATCATACTAGAATTAACATACAAACTTCAAGAATAAATGATATGGAAAATGTACAATATCAAATTGGTTATACTAAACTACAAGAGAAGATATGGAAAGGTGTCTCAGTAGGTAAAGCAGGTAAAGATTCTATTAGAGATAACTGGGGTCATGATCTTAAAGTAACAATAGATGATACAGAGGTACATGAAGGGCCTTGGGAATTTCATGGGTGGATAAGAGATACAATAAACAAAGGTGATAATAATTTTAAAGGGTGGTTATGTGATACTGGTATGACTGGTGTACACATTGCTCCTAATGGTAATATTTTTAAAGGTGTTTGTCATGGATCTTATAATATGGATAGTACTATAGGCAACATAAATAAACCAGAAGATATACAATGGGCAAACAAACCTATGATATGTCCATATGATATGTGCTTCTGTGGTTTTGATTTAGCAGTTAATAAGAAGAGGGTTTAAATGTACATTATATATACTAGAGAGGCCTGTAACTATTGTGATATGGCTAAGGCAGAAATAAAAAGATTAAACATTGAGTTTAAAGAAATACCACAAAATAAAGCTACAGTAAAAGAATTAAATGAGAAGTTAATGGGTCCTACTAGCTTTACCTATCCTCAAATATTTGATGGTGATCATAGTGTAGGTGGTTATATAGATTTATTAGACTATACAGAAGAGATGGTTTCAACAGGAGCTGCAATATAATATTATGAGTTTGACTATATTAGATTCAAAGAATTCTAGCAAAAAAACTAGAAAAAATCTTACTCAACCAGAGATGAATGAGATTGACAGAAAAGCTATGGGTGGAACTGAGCTGATGAAGTTTGGTTTATTTAATAGAATAGATAAAGAGCTTCTTAGTAAATTTCAAATTATTCCATCACGAGTAAGAGATATCGATCCTGATCGTATTCCAATATTATGGAATCATGATCTTGCTGGTGATCCAGAAACATTACATCTAAAAGGTGTTAAGGCAGAAGATTTAAAGTTTGGTAAACTTGTATTTGTTAGCCATTGGCAACTCCAACAATTTAAAAGTTATTTAAATGTACCCTATAGTAAAAGCATAGTATTGCAAAACGCTATTGAACCAATACCAGACCATGAAAAACCTGATGACGAAATTAACATTGTTTATCATACAACACCTCATAGAGGACTTGAACTTCTTATTCCTGTATTTGAGCATCTAGCTAAAAACCAATTTCAAGATCTAAAGAAAAAAGTTAAACTTCATATATATTCAGACTTTAATATTTACGGATGGCCAGAAAGAAATAAACCATACCTAGAATTATTTGATAGATGCAGAGCTCATCCGGATATTACCTATAATCATACATTGTCAAATGAAATGATGAAAAAAGAATTAGAGAATATGCATATCTTCGCGTACCCGTCTATTTGGGCTGAGACATCATGTATAGCATTAATAGAAGCTATGTCAGCAGGATTAATATGTATTCATAGTGCATATGCTGCTTTGCCTGAAACAGCAGCTAATTGGACTATGATGTACCCTATGTCAGAGAGTCATATAGAGCATTGCAATATGTTTGCTGAGCAATTACTTAGTGCTTGTACATTGGTGGATCAAAAGTTTATGAAAAATAGATTAGATATGCAAAGACGTTATATTAATGGCTTCTATAGTTGGGATACAAGAGCTATGCAATGGGAAGCAATGTTGAAAGGAGTATTAAAAAATGGTTAGTACATATGAATTCGGACAAGAACACGAAGTATTAAAACAAACTTCAAGGCTACAAGTTAATTTACAATCTTGGGAAGAGGGTGATATACTTCATTTCTATCAAGACATGGTAGTTATGTTTCAAGAAATTCAAAGTGATGTTATTCCTTTGAGTAATAAGAATAGAAGGATTATTAAAAATGCCCACACCTCATTTGACAAGATTTTCAACAGAACAAAATCCTGAAATTGAGGTAGTTGAATATTTAGAGGAATATAAACCCGAATTAATGATCTTTTGTGACAAGTGTAAAAAGTTAGGATTTACATTAAACAGATCACTTAAAGCTATGAAGTTAAGAAGTCCTGATGTGAAGTTCTGGTTAATATTTGTCAATGGTGAGATAGCATCTGTAAGTGGTTGTCAAAAACTACATCCTAGTGATGCTAGCGATATTATTCGAGAAGGTGATTATAGATTATTTTTTAGATCAGCTACACTACCAGAATACTATCACCATTTTAAATTTAATAGATATATGGGGCACAGCTTATATATTAAGTACTTAATTATACCTCAAAGAGTATGGGCATATTCACGAGGTGCTAAAAGAGTATTGTTAACAGCTGTTACTACACCACAAGGTAGTCCACAGATGGATAAAGTAGCTAGAATAACAAGATTAAATGAAGTTAAATATTGTAAGAAAAGAGGCATACCTCCTATATGGGAAGAACTAGGCACGTGCAAATTATTTAATACAAACCAAGTAGTGTTTAGATGTATGGAAGAAAATTCAGCGTGGTGGATTAAGAAAGGTAATTTTTTATGAGGATAATTGATGATGTACTACCAATGGAAAGAGTGCATGAACTTTATAATTATTTTGCAAATAATAAATGGGACTTTCAAACAAAGTCACCAACCGTTATGTTTCAGAATAGATCTTTAAGGGCTGCAGGATTACCAACAAACAAATACTTTCCTTTAGTCAGATTTCCATTACATAAGTGTAGTGACCTTCTACTTAAACTTAAAGAATATTATCCTAACCATATGGTGTATGATGATTTTATTGGAGCATTGATGCATCCAAAAGATTTTTCTCATTGTAAACATTATGATTTCTTTGAAGATCAACATATCGGAAGACAAGAAGATTTAATTAGAATAATGTATTACTGTGTACCAAGATGGAAACCAGAATGGGGTGGCAATACAGAATTTTATGGACGTTGGAGAAATGAAAAGAAAGAACCAGATGTATGTCAAATAAAACCAAATAGATTATTATTATTTGATTGGGACGAATGTCATACTGGAACACCATGGGATAATGATGAGATTAAACGTATTATAATAAGTGGGTATCTTTTTAAGAAGGGTGCTGAGTATGCTATAAAGAAAACTTACAGATACATCTGGGGTCATTCACCAACGTATGCAGAAGTATTTCCTAACGAGAAGACTTGGAAACATTAGCTTCATACTGATCTCTCAGTTCTTTAAACCTACCAAGATAATCTTTTGATTTCTTTTCAACTAACTGAGCTGTATCTTTACCATCCACACCAATAATAGTAACTATATCTTTTGGATAGAACTCTTCTTTCCAATCCATTCTTTCAGCAAACATATATGCATAAGCTGATTCCTGCATAAAGTAACCTTCAATCCATTCTTCTTTCTTAGGTTTGTTTGCTGTCTTAAAATCTATTATGGATAGTTTACCTTTCCATTCTGCAATAAGATCTACTCTGCCTGCTACTTTAAGTTTATCACTATACAATGGAGCTTCAACAGCATATATTGTACCCAAGTGTTTATCAAGTTCGCCTCTTATCTGCTTAAACACATCACCAGAGTCATCAGGAACTTCTATATTATTAACATAGTTCTCACATAACTTATGTACACTAGTACCTCTTGTAGAAGACTCAGTAATAATTTGTTGAGCTTTCTTTTCACCCACTCTAGCACGCCAGGCTTTTATACCTTCTGCTGATAGTAGTGAGGTGACAGATGTTACAGATGGATAATTACCACCAGGAGTTATATAATGACGTTTGCCATTTATATTTTTTGTTTTTAAATCCTTTAGTACAATATCATCTCTATGTTTAAAAGTCTGCATTTTTATTCATGGTATTTTGATTAGGTGAACCTGGTCTATTTGAACCCTTATGTTTCTTCTTTATATTACGAAGAATATCTCTAAAGCTATCATCTGGTTTACGTAAACCATCAACACCTGATACAATAGCAGGAAATGATATTAAGGGTTCTATTTCCGGATGTTCTTTAAGGTAAATATCTCTTTCACCCATTGACATGAATGTTTCAAACTCTTCACCTGTTTTTTTATTTTTAAAACCATACGTTGGCATCTTACAACCCCAATTCTGGAAACGCCTTTGCTACTACATTTTTACTGACGCCTTTTATTTCTCTATTTTTTACTTGTAATAATAATTCAGCATCTTGTGGCATTATTGATTCTAATATATTTATGAATAGACCTTCACGTTTCATCATAGGTATATTTTCTTGAACTGGTATTATTTTTTTATCTTGTACTCTTGCTATAAAGTAGCTCATGTTTTTTAGTTCCTTAATAAGACGACCTTCAATATCCAGATCTTCATTAAGAGGTTTATAAGGAGGGTCACCTTCTGGTAGTACCCATCTTATTTTATCACTGTATGTTAATTGAAATAAACCAAAAAGATGTTTTTTAGTTTCTTCTGGTATCTTTTGTAATGCTTCCACTTTTAGTGTAACATTTTTAGTTTCTTTAGCACCTTTAAGCGCTTCTGCTAATCCTAGTGTTGCCATTTTTAAAACTCGCTTATATCTTCCATTAAATGTTTCAGTTTATGTTTAACAAAATAGTTAAACAATTTGTTTCTGTTGTTGGTTGGTTGGCCAAATGATTCTACCACCTTGGATTGAATCTCTTGGGGTATATAGCTCAGATCAATAAGCATTCTATTTCTCATCCAACCACGTTTTAATTCTTCGTCTTCAAACTTTTCTTCTATATTATTAATATTATTACCTAATACTTCAATATATTTAGCGCGTAAAGGCTTCTGTCTTCCACCTTCTATAACAAAAGTATCATCAGCAGAAAGATAGTTAGGTACACCATCTCCTCTATCACCTTTAGCTATATGTTCTATTAAGTATTGTTCTGGACTTTTATCTTTTAAGAATTTTTTGTGCACAGGATCATATTGTTTTACATCTTTAAATTTATGTAATTGAATAAAGTCTTTATCTCCTGACAATATTAGTATAGGTTCTGTAGTATGGTATTTTGTAACTATAGTACCTATTACATCATCAGCTTCTGCTGTATCTATTTTAATTACTTTATAAGGAAAGAATTCTTTTATTTCTTCTCTTACTTTATTTAAAGTGTTAAACACTGTAGACCAATCTACACTAGATTCATCTCTATATTTTTTTCTATTAGCTTTGTAGTAAGGATACCTTTGTCTTCTCCAAAAGTTTTTATCATCACAACAAATAACTAATTCACCAAACTTATTAGTAAACTTAGTTCTATTAGATCTTAAACTATTAAGTATCATATGACGAAATAAACTCTCGTCTAATTCACCTGCTTGATTACCTAATTGAACCATTAAGTTTGATATCATTACCTGATTAAGGTCAACTAATATCATTTTAAACTCCTATCTATAATTGTTATCATGCACTATAAGTTAACCAAAGACAACAATAAAAATAATTAAATTAACTGTTGACTTCATTCTCGTTTTGTGGGACTATAAGATATGAAAAGATATACAAATGAAAGGACGTTTTTATGTATAATAGTGATGATATAATAAGTGAAGTAAGAGACCTCCAAGCTCAGAATAGTGAGTTGGACCAGAAGATCCAATTCTTAATTGAGTTAGTAGAGAAATTACTTCTTACTAGATCCAGCTACGAAATGCGTAATCCTAAACAGGAAGCAAAGTAATGGCTAAAAAATTAACTGACATTGTCACCGGTGGTGTTTATGAATACTTCCGGAAGGATAATGATGAGGTAGTCTATAGAGGATCCTCTGAGAATGATCTTGAAGGACTTAATAACTTCCATAGAGAAGGACACTCTTATCAAGTATTTAAAGACAATCCCAAATGGAAATATACGTATACTGTTTTTCGTTCGAACCTTAGACGTTCGTTTGGCTTAAAGCTAGAGTGTCGTTGGGTAGCAGAACCGAAAGAAATGACCCGTGAAGAGTTATTGAAGCTCGAAGGTGAATTGATTAGGGAAAAGATTGACGCAGGTCAATGCTATCTTAACCACGATCCTGATCCACTAAAATCATTTAAGAAGTACAGCTTATTGAAGAAAAAGAAATTTAATTGATTTTCGTTGTTGACCGGTATAGAGATATATGCGATATTAATAGTATGAGAAGAGATACAAAAAAAATAAAAAAAGTTTACACCGCAAAAAGCGAAAGTAGATTCACTGTATACGAATCGAAATCTATGGTGAAGCAAGAATGGTATACAGACCTTTTAGAGAAGTCCAGTCTTAAAGGTATAGCGAGAGGGACGCAGCTCAGAAGGCTCGAAAGATCACCTTCACTAAGGCCTGGCAAAATAAATAAATTAAATGTTGACCTAAGTCCTAATTCGGGGACAATGGTCTTTGCTAGACCAGGCAAACTATATTAGTAAAGGAATATATATTATGGCTCATCAAGTAGAAACAATGGCATACGCGGGCGAAACACCTTGGCACGGATTGGGTACTAAAGTATCAAACGATCTTAGTGTAGACGAGATGTTAAAACAATCAGGTTTAGATTGGAAAGTAAATGCACTTCCAGTTGTAGGTATAACAGCTACCGGTGATCAGATCAAATCACATCATAAGATGTTAGTTAGAGATACTGATAATAAACAACTAACTATGATTACAGATAAATGGAATCCAGTTCAGAATCATGAAGCATTTGACTTCTTTAGAGATTTTACTGATCAAGGATCAATGGAAATGCATACTGCTGGCTCACTTCAAGGTGGCAGATGGGTTTGGGTTCTTGCTAAAGTATCCGAATCATTCGAATTATTCGGTGGAGATAAAGTTGATAGTTATCTTTTATTTTCTAATCCTCACATATATGGTAGAGGTGTAGAAATTAGATTTACTCCAACAAGAGTTGTTTGTAATAACACACTTAATTTATCTTTAGGTACATCTACTGATAATAAAGTTAGATTAAATCATAGATCAGAATTTAATGCTGATATGGTTAAAGAGACTTTAGGTATTGCTAAAGAGAAGATGGCTAAGTATAAAGAGATGGCTAAGTTCTTAGGATCTAAGTCTTACAAGAAAGAGATCGTAGCTGAATATATGAAAGATGTATTTCCTGGTTATGCTAAACCAGCTCATTGGTCTGAAATCGATTCACCTAAAACATTATCAGATGCTAATGTAGCAGCTTTAGGATTATCAAGAAATGCTCAAGGGGCATTAGATATATTAGAAACTCAACCTGGTGCAAATTATGCTCCTGGTAGTTGGTGGAATGCTTATAATGCAGTTACATATATGACAGATCATGTTATAGGACGTAATCAAGAATCTAGATTGGCTTCATCTTGGTACGGTTTAAATAAAAGTGTTAAAGTAAAAGCATTAGAAAAAGCTGTTAAGCTAGCTGAAGCAGTATAAATAGTTATATGAAATCAATATTCATATTATTATTAGTAATTATAATGGCCAGTTGCTCACTCGCAACTGGCTTTGTAGTACTTGCAGAGGAAATGCCTCCCAGAATACAAATACCTAAAGATAGACTATATGGTAATATATTTCACGTGACCAAAAGAATGATGTGCAATGATACACCAGTAGTAGATCAATACGTATATAATAAATTTGGCCAAGTAGCTACTGACTTTGGATTACTTCTTAAAGATTCTATGGGTAATTATAAAATGTTAACAGCTGTATATGTTAATCCTCGAACCAAAACATTCTCAATTATAGAGCAAGCAGCACAAGGACTTTCATGTGTCGTTAGTACTGGAGAAATGTGGACCTCACAAATTAACGATCCTAAATATTAATAAATAGATTTATGCAACAATAAAATCTCGAGGAGAAGTTAGAGATGGAATATGAGCTATTCACAAGAAGAGATAGATAAATTTAGGGGATGTAGAATGTGGTCACATGAATGCGCGATAGAAAAAACTACTTGGCAAGTTGAAGATAAAGAACCATGCAACTGGTGTGGACTTTATGAAGAACAATATCTGCAACTTAAAAAGAAAAACATAAAAGAAGAATTCCTACAAGAAACAACAATGCCTCATTTTAAGGCGGGTTAATGCTAACACTAACACCATCAGCTAAAGAATATCTCAGTTCAGTACAACCAAAAAATGGACACGTAACACTGTCTGTTGATGGTGGTGGCTGTGCTGGATTTCAATATAAGTGGGGAACAACAGATGAAGAAGCTGATGTAAATTGGAGTGATCCAATTGAAGATATTTTACTTGTTGACCCAACAGCAGAAATGTATATAATAGGAAGTATAGTTGATTACACAAAAGCGATTGAGGGATCAATGTTAACTATAAAAAATCCAAAGGCGACTAGCAGCTGTGGATGTGGAGAGAGTTTTGGTGTATGAAGTTAATAAAAATTGATTGGAAGGGCAAGATTGGTTATGGAGATATTGTTTCACCAATTTGTTATGCTCATACAATGGCCCAAAAGAATTGTTGTGATGTAGAACTTATATTTCATTGGCCTCATAAAAAAGGCACAAAATATAAGAAAAGCGATCCAGAAACATTAGATGAAAGAGCAAAATATTTAGCTCAAATAGCTAAGCCTATAAACTTTCATCAAGTAAAAATCAATCACAAGTATAATTCTAAGCTAGATTTTAATCATACGAACTATGATGATAGTGAACCGTTTCATAATTTTTGGTATTCTAAAATAAAAAACTTAGATTCTAGTCAAAAATATGTCGTTATGAATACTACTGAAAATCATCAACAAACATTAGAAGAGTATGGTGGTAAAGGTAAGTTGTGGAAAGATCCTGTTGGATTAGTTAAGTGGAACCAACTTGCCAAAAGAATTCAAGAAGAGTGGGGTATGAGTGTTATGTATGCTGATTACAATACTCCAATAAAAGAGTTGATTGATATGTATAGAAAGTGTACACTAGCTATAGGGTATCATGGATCAACAATGTGGGTAGCAAGATATGTAGGATGTCCCATGTTAATATACTCAAAAAAGAAAATAACAGCAAAGTCTTTTCAATGGGCTATAGTAAAAGACAAATTAGAGATGAGAGATCTTATTAATAAGAACCCTTATCAATTGAGAGAAAGATCATTAAATAGGTTAGGTGAATTAGATGTCCAATTTGAACAATACCTCAATATCCCGAATTTACATAGGTTACGAGGAAAGAGAACATGATGCTTATAGAGTATGTAAACATAGCATAGAAGTATTATCAGTTCTTAAACCAGTACCATTAAAAAGTCAAACCATTTCAGAGTATAAAAGAAATTGGGGTGAGCCACAATCGACAGACTTTACGTTTACTAGATTCTGGGTACCTTACCTAAGTTCCTTTACAGGGTACAGCATATTTGTAGATTGTGATTTTTTATTTAAAAGCAATCCAATGAATCTTGCACAATATATTAATCCTGACTTAGCTGTAAGCGTTGTACAACATCCGAGTTATAATCCCAATACAGAAATTAAAATGGACGGTATAGCACAACACAGATCTTATAGAAAGAACTGGGCCTCTTTAATGGTGTTCAATAACGAGCACCCCTCTAATAAAATACTAACACCCGACTATCTTAATAACCATAAACCTGGTTTAGACTTTCATCACTTTAAGTGGTTGAAGGATGAAGAGATAGGATCAATACCTTTAGAGTGGAATTGTTTAGATGGATACTATCATTTAGAAAACCCTAAAGCAATACACTACACAGATGGTGGTCCATGGTTTGGTGAAAAGTATCAGAACACAATGTATTCTAAAGAGTGGAAAACATTATGGGCATATGTGAAACAATTTAATGAATAAAATAACCTTTTCTATGACATATTATGGTCAGGTAGATAGACTACAATATCAATTAGATTTTTTTGATAAGCTACCCGCCAAAACCAAACAGAATATAACCTTACAAATAATTAATGATGGTTACAATGATGCTGGTGTATTTGAATCCCTAATAGAATTATACAAAGACAGATTAGATTTAAAGGGATATAGAATAACAGTTGATGTTGGTTTTAATAGTCATGGTGCTCGTAACTTATTAATGATGGAAAGTGATACACATTGGAATATGCTAATGGACATAGATGTCTATATGGAACCAACAATGGTAACAGCTATGGTAATGAATCCATTAAAAGAAGAAAAAATATATGTGTTTAAAGTAGCGTTTGACCATCCAGATGATCCAGAAGATTATGATCATGTTGATCCTAAAAAGATATTAAAGTTTGTATCACATCCTAACACATGGTTAATAACTAAACCTGCTTTCTGGAGTGGGGGTGGATATGATATTGAGTTTACTGGTATGAGACATGGTGATGCGGAGTTCTTTTTATCACTGGATAGAGACAAATATGATCACGTTGTTTTTCATCCAGATGATGCTGTTGTGCATGAGGTACACGTTAGAAATCCTAACAGAAACCGTAGCTATTTAAACCAAGCTACAGAGCATGTAAAAAATCTTCAAAGAACAGTTGACTTTGTAGAGAAAAGGAACGAAGATAAGGATAGAAAACATAAAAAAAGATTAATAGGTTTTCCATGGAAAAGAGTATTATGATAAATGTATCAATTAAAACACCATCTCAATTTGTAGCAGAAATAGAAACTATAGTTAAAGAGACTGGTATGAATCATTTTGATGCCTGTATGCACTACGCTGATAAAGCTAATGTAGAAATAGAAACGGTTGCTTCATTAATAAAAGGTAGTCAAATATTAAAAAGTAAAATACAAGTTGATGCAGAAAAATTACATATGCTTAAGGGTACATCAGGTGCAAAGCTACCTATATGATGGAACCCTATGAAGTATATCAAAAGTACTTAGCACTAAAGACCCATTTTAAAAATGATAACTATGATTACTTTAAGTACCATGGCAAACTTAAAGGTGACAGAAGTAAATTTGAGACACGCAAAGACAAGTATCACTTCTACAAATTATCCAAGATGAAACAACCAGTAGATTTTATGATAGCTAATATGATGGTTAACCCTAACTTCTGGTCTGGTGATGTTAGTGATGAAAAGTCAATAAGCATATACAATGAATGGTTAAGAAGAAGAGATAGTAGAAAATATATTTTTGAACAAGAGATTCAAAAGATGGAAGAAAATTTTGATAGTAATATAATTGTTACTCCAGGAGAGCATCCTAGACTAATGGTGTTGTTTATAAGAGAAGTAATAAGTCCTGAAACAATTATAATTATTGATCAATTAACAGAGTTTTTTAAGTACTGGAATAAGGTACTTGAGGAAGATATAGTCTGGCCTGATCTTTATAAGAAGTTAAAAAAATATCAGCCATTCTTTATAAATAGTGTTGACCTAGCCCCGTATAAGAGTATACTAAGGTATAGGTTTAATTAATAAACCGTAATAAAACGTACATAACGTATATAAGGAGAAAAAATATGAGTTCATTTGCACAAATGAAATCTAATCGTCAATCGCAAGTTGATAAAATCACAAAAGAAGTATCTAAGTTACAGAGTCCAGCAGCATCAAGAGGTGATGAGGGATTTTGGAAACCAGAGGTAGACAAGTCCGGTAATGGTCATGCTATTATTCGCTTCTTGCCATCACCTAATGGAGAAGATGTCCCGTTCGTAAGAATATGGGATCATGGGTTCCAAGGTCCTGGTGGATGGTTTATCGAGAAGTCATTGACAACATTGGGCT